GTCGGCCGGCACGGTGGCTGGGACGGGTGCAGGGGCGGGGGCGGTGCGGATCACGCGCATGATGGTGAGCGCACCCCCGACGCGGGCGATGTCGAGCCGCAGCTCGCTGTCGATGGCCTGCTCGCACAAGTCGGCGTACTCCGCGACGGTGGTGGCGATCCAGGCGGTGCCGTGCTCGCCGGCGGCCTGCACGGCGATGGGCTTGCCGGGGCGACGGACCACGCGCTGGATCAGGAACAGCCCCTCGTACTCCTCGGGGTACGAGTCAGCGGGCGCGGGCGCTGCCGGGGCGACGGGGGCGGGCGCAGGGGCCTCCTGCGCGGCCTTGCGCTTGCGAACGGGCTTCGGGGCGTCGGCGACCGCCGGCGCGTCCTGGGGCAACGTAGCGGCTTCCACGGGTGCCGGGGCGGGCAGGGCTGCGACGGCCGGGACGGCAGGGGCCGCCGGCGGGTTGTCCTGCTGCGCCATCTCCTCGGCGGTATAGAGGCCAGACAACTCGGCGGGGAACGCCTTGCGGAGGGCGAGCGCCTCGGCGCACTTGGCGATCATTACGGTGGGCATCTTGCCCCACATGGCGGTGAGGCCGCCCTCCTTGTTGCGCTGTGCGTACTCGCGGAACAAAGCGACAGAGGTGACCGCCTCGACGAACCCCTTGCGGTAGACGCCGACGCGGGCTGCCGCTGGCGGCTCGTCGTGCAGCCACACGTCCACCCAGACCCCGTCCGTGCCGCAGTAGGCGACGGCGGTCTGACCCGCATATTCGCCGCTGCGCTGGGCGACGAGGCGAAAGCCGTCGATGCTGACTTGGGTCTGCATCACCTCGCGGCGGCTACGGCTGTCCCACCGCTTGACCGCGTAAATCTGACGAGCGAACGGGTCGAGCCCGGTGCGGTCGCAGACGCTGAAGAATAGATCCATCTCGTCGCGGCTCGCGCCCGCGCAAAGGGTGCGGGCAAGCAGCTCGCGCTTCTCGTCATCCAGTCGTGCCAGTGCAGTCATCGTGATTCTCCTCTCGTGACTCGTCGCCTCGGGCACGCGCCCGATCACGACACGCACACTATACGGGAGGGTAGAGGCCGTGTCAACCCCATACTTTCACGATTGTTTCGGCGCGGTCGCCGTACTCCTTGCACGCCGACAGGATGGCGACCTGCGAATCGTCGGCGTAGATCACCCCGGTCATGGCGTCCAAGGCGGCCCTGCATGCCTTGTCAAGGTCGGGACGCCTGGGCGCAGCCGGCGCGGTCGCCTTCAGCGCACCCTTCGCCGTGTAGTGGCTGGCGGGGCGCACGAAGCGGAACAGCAGCTCTACGGCTACGGTCCCCGTCGCAGGCGGCTCGGTCCACGCCTGCCGCGCTGCGAGCGCGAACACGGCCCGATACGGCTTGACCTTGGCGGATGACTCGAGCAGCAGGATGCGCCCACTCCTCGAGCGCACGGCCCGCTTGCTGCCTTGGGGTGCTGCCTCGCCAGGTACGGTGAACGTAATCATTCTCGCCTCCTGTGGTTCGTCTCCCGCAGGATGAACGAGTTCACTTGTTTCATTGCCTTCGCTAGTTCAAGACGCAGGTACACGACCTCCTGCATCAGTTCGATAGTGAGTGGATCATCGGTCCCGCTCACGCGGACGCGGTCCACTACGTCCTCCTCGTGCTCTCCTCTCCCCGGTTGCATCTCATCCCTCGCCTTCGTACAGGATGCGGCTGATGCGATGTGGCAACACGGCCCGCAGTTTGCGTACCTCGTCGCGCAGGGCGCGGATCTCGCGTGCGGCCTCGCGGCGCTCCTCAAGCGCCATGTCCCCCATGCCAGGCCAATACAGATCGAGGCGCTCGAGGATGTCGCGGTCGTTGTGCTCGTCGCCTGGGTCGGTCATTGTTGTTCCTCCTTGTCGGCCTGCGCTAGCCGTTGTGCGAGTTCGTCCTGCTGTCGCTGGTTCATCGCCTTGATTGCCGCAAGTACCAGCATGACCATCGGGTCGGCGTCCTCCGGCGGCGGCTCCTCGAGCAGGAACCGAGTCATGAATGAGACCCCACATTCACTTGGACCTTGATTGGCAACTCCGCGACCATCGCAGATACTCGTTCCTTGACCAGCCGTTCAACCTCGTCAGCTACGAGTTTGTCCATGCGTCCATGGACGGACTTCACAGCAATATCCATCATGCGCTCTATGGATGGCTTGATCTTGTCTCTGTAGTTCTCCTGCTCAACAAGGAACTCCACTTGCTCTCGCAGTGCCTGTTCCATCAACCGCTTATACACCGCGATGTCAAGCCGAACGCGGTGCCGGTTGCTCGTCCGCTCATTCGCGGTCGTGTCCTCAAGCACCGCAACGTCCTGATCTTTGATTTCAAACGTGATTCCGTCAGTCATGATTTGCCCTCCTCAACCAAGTAACTCCAGCCGAACGCCTTGGCAACCTCCGCAGCTGCCTCATCAAGCGGCAAATCGTCATGCGCCGGATTGGGGCAGAAGTCTGTAAAGCCCAAACAGTAATCCCAACGCGCCTCGTCGCGCTCGGCGGTGAGGGCTAGCACAACCTGCTCAAGCCGCACAATCTCATCGGCGGCCTCGTCCATCAGGCACGGCGCAAGGCAGTCGCGGTTCGTTCGCAGGCGGTTGACGATGTCTCGGGTCATAGCAGCTCCTTCAAGATGGCGGGCAGGGGCCGAGGAACGCCCCCGGCCCCCGCCTTCTCCAATACACGGCTCGTTCGTTCCTCGGCGGCTTCGCGCTGGAGCTGCTCGATGCAGTCCGCGACGCCGTCGAAGAACCGCGCCTCGGCGCGACAGTGTTCGGCAAACTCGTGGTGCCGCGGCGGCGTGCGCTCGGCCGCGGTGATGCGCTCGTCCCGCCGCCGGCGGAGGAGGTAGATGGCGTAGTCAGCGTTCATGCTCGGCCTCCCACTTTGCAATCCGCTCCCCGATCCAAGACATACAGTTGACCGCCATCGAGTTTCCAAGGGCGCGATACCTCGGCCCATCCGGGCAGTCTTCGGCTTGCTTCTTGCGCCACGGGATGAGCGTGTAGTCATCAGGAAATCCCTGGAGTCTTTCGCATTCTCTAGCTGTCAATCGGCGCACGGTCATGGCCTGAGCCAAATAGTTTTGCTGCTTCATCCCCGCTTCGGCGGCAAGGGCTCCAGCAATTTTTCCATCTCCGTTTATGTAACGAAGCTCGTCACGTGTGTTTTGCTGAAACGCCACCGCAATGCTGGCGTGGCCTTGCGATCCGCCAGTTCCCATGCAATGCGTTGATCCGTCCGTGCTGCTGATCGGGTCTTGCAACGGGTGGAACGCCACCGCCGCATGGGCCGCGTTGTCCCTCGCAAGCGTGTGGCACGGGTCACCAGGTTTTCGGTTCTGCCTGTTCACCGGGGCGGTGATCTGGAACAGGTCGTAGGGAACGGGCTGAACCACTGGGATGTACGCGCCGTGACCGTCTAATTCCGTGTGTGACCGCACGCCGCGATTGCCAAGCGTCCCAGCAACTAACTGCTCTGGGTTGTTGCGGCACTCTCCAGAGCGCGCCGCAAGAGTTCCGGCAATTTCTTCCCGCGCAGTTCCGCTCTTCGCAGAATTCCGCTGCACGCTTTCGCGCTCAAAGAGAACCTGGGCGGCACGGGTCCAGTCTCCAACACATCGCTCAAGGAGGCAACCAACAACGAAGACTCTGCGCCGGCGCTGCGGGACGGCGCGGGGATGCCCGTGTGTTCTGCACCATTGAGCGTCCAAGACCCGGTAGGCCCACCCATACCCCAGTTCCCCCAGCGCCCCGAGGAAGGAACCAAAATCCCGTCCTCCGTTGCTGGACAAGACACCGGGGACGTTTTCCCACACAACCCATCGAGGCCGTAAACGTGCAGCGATTGCAAGATAGGTAAGCATGAGGTTTCCGCGTGGATCTTTGAGTCCTTGTCGGAGTCCCGCAACACTAAATGACTGGCATGGGGTTCCAGCCACGAGAAGGTCAATTGATCCGGGTTGAAGGGGCCATTGCTCATGCTTCGTCATATCTCCGAAATTGGGGACGTTGGGATAGTGGTGCGCGAGTACCGCGCTCGGGAATGGTTCGATCTCGCTGAAGCCGACCGGGGTCCATCCCAGGCCATGCCACGCAACGGTGGCCGCTTCAATGCCGGAGCACACCGAGAGATATCTCATGGCGTCGCCCCCGGCCCGATGGCGCGGATGTCCTCGCCGATCTCGGTCTGAAGTACGCGCATCACCTCGAGCATCGGGAATCCTTCCGGCACCGAGTCGGCGGTTAGGAGCTGCTTCCCATCCACGTGCAGCGCGACCACGTTCCAGGAAAGCAGCGTCCAGATCGTCCGCACGCGGCTGCCGTGGTAGTGGAAGTCCTCGCGCTGCTCGGCCATCCAGCGTGCGTCGATGGACGCCTCGACCTCGTGTCGGTCGCAGTAGTCGGCGACCTCGGGCGCGTGCGGAAACAGCCCTGCGTGCAGGGTCATCTTGATTTCGACGGTTCTCATCGGAGCCTCCAGACGCGAATGAGGCGACCATGCGATGCGGGCCGACGCGACGGGACCACGGCCCCGGTCCACACAAACTTGCCATCGAACACGCTGCCGGCGGCGTTGCCGAGCTCCGCGTAGTCCAGGCCGTTGTGTGCCATGAGGTTTGCGACCTCGTCGCTCGTCACGGTGTCGCCGTCGCGTGCGATGAATGCCGCGAACCCGCGAGCGGCGGCGAGCAGTTCGCTGCGGCGGTCGGCGGCGAGCGCCTTGCCGATCACCTTGCGGCGGTCGGCCTCGATGGGGTCGAACAGCGTCATGCCCGCCCCCTTCCTGCCAAGGCGCGGACGTTCAGGACGCCTGGGTCGCGCAGCGTGTATCCGGTGTGCGGCACGTGCTCGATGCGGACCTTGAACATGGCACGTGCGCTGCCGAGCAGGTGATTCACGGCCCGTGGGGTCACGTCCCAACGCGACGCAAGTTCCTTGCGAGTCATGGGTCTACGGTCAAGGGCCGCGACCAGCCACAGAATGCGGCGCACGTATTGCGTTTGGTCGAGCCTCACAGTGTCACCTCCGTCTCGGCGTGGACGGACAAGAACCGACGCTCGGCGATGTCCATCTCGATGACGGCTGAGTCGAACTCGTGCTCGGCGTCAAACGGAATCTCGCCCAGGCGGTGGTGAGCCTGCACGACTTCCATGCTGTAAGAGTCGCCGAGCTCCATCGCGCACGCGAGCAGCACGTCGTTGTGCCGCTTGCGAAGGTCAGGCCGCTCAATCAGGTTGGTGACGGTGTCTCGAATCTTCATCGGTCTCTCCTCGATGACGTGCGGTCCACGGCAACGTGCCGTAACCCGCTCGCGTGTTGTACTGATGCGTATATCGGTGGTCAAGAGGGAACCCGTGAGAAATTCTGACAATTTTTCCTTACAACGTGAAATGCGGGATTCGGTTGCTATGGTGCGGGTGGATGGGCGCGACGATCACGCAGCATCAGCCCGGATCGTTCACGGTCGAAATGGACTTCGACGGGGCCGTGCCATCCATTGACTGGTCGCAGGAATACCTGCTGATTTCCGACGCGCACATCGACAACGCCCACGCCGACAGGGGGATGTTTGAGCGCCACATGCGCCAGTGCCGCGAGCGCGGGGCCAAGTGGCTTTCG